TTCACGATGTGGGTGGCGCAGTTCATCGGCATGGAGATCAGGGTGCTCGACTATTACGAAGCGGTCGGGCAGCCGTTGGCAACGCATCTGGGCTGGCTGCGTAGCCGCGGTTACACGAAGGACAAGGCGCAAATCTGGCTCCCCCACGACGGCTCGACACATGACAAGGTGTTCGACGTGTCCTATGAAAGCGCGCTGAATCAGGCCGGCTACAGCGTGACCGTAATCCCGAATCAGGGCAAGGGCGCCGCGATGTCGCGCATTCAGGAAGGCCGCCGACTGTTCGGGTCGATGTGGTTCAACGAAGACACGACAGAAGCTGGCCGCGCGGCGCTGGGTTGGTATCACGAGAACAAAGACGAGGTGCGCGACATCGGGCTCGGCCCCGTACACGACTGGGCATCGCACGGCGCCGATGCGTTCGGCCTGATGGCTGTCGCGCACGAGGTGCCGACGATGCAGGTTCCGCTCAAATACAAACGATTGGCGACTGTATGAATGAACAAATCGTCCATGACGACGCTTATGCGGACGCCGCCTTTCTGCGAATCCTCTCATGGCAAACCATGCAAGAGCATGCAGACGAACAGGCGGCAATCGAGACGGCCTTGTAGCTTGAGGCAGAAGCAAAGCGCCAGAAAGCTAAAGCAGAAGAAGACTGATAAACATGACACGAATGACCGAAGACGAGCTGAAGGCGATCACGGACGCAGAGATGCGTGCGTCGGTTGGCTACAGCGGCGGCAAGCTGGCAGAGATGCGCCGCAAGTCTGAGTATTACTACCTCGCACTCCCACAAGGAGACTTGTCACCCCCGGAAGTAGAGGGTCGGTCTTCGGTGGTGGTGCCCTACGTGCGCAACGTGGTCGAGTCGATGATGCCGCAGCTCATGGTCAAGTTCATGGGCGGCGATTCGGTGGTCGAGTTTGAGGCGTGCAAGTCAGGCGACGAACAGAAGGCGCAGCAATGCACCGATTACATCAACTATCTGTTCGTCAAGAAGAACAAGGGCCACGCCATCGCGTATGCGTGGATGAAGGACGCCCTCCTTCAGAAGCGCGGGTTCATCAAGGTCTGGTGGGACACGCGCGCGGAAGAGAAGAAAGAGGAATACAAGGCGCTCAGTCAGGTCGAGTTGGCTGAAATCCTGGACGATGAGGAAATCACCCCGACTGAGCAGCGCGCGTATCCAGACGAGGAAGACGCAGAGCAGCGTCAGAAGGCACTGGAACAGATCGCGCAACAGATGCAAGCCGCGGCGCACAACCCGCAGGCCCTGATGCAACTGCAACAGCACGCCGCGCAGATTCACGCTGCGCCGCCCGTGATGCTGTATGACATCACTTGCACGCGCAAGAAGACAGGTGGGAAGGTCTGCATTGAGAACGTGCCGCCCGAGGAATTCCTCATCAGCCGCAAGGCGAAGGACATTGAAACCAGCCCGTTCGTCGGGCACCGGTTCTTGCGCACGCTGTCCGATCTGAAGTCGATGGGCTACAAGAACGTCGATCAGTTGGGCAGTGATGACAACGCGGTCAGCTTGAACGCAGAGCGCATCGAACGCTTGAGCTTCGATGATGAGATGGCGGCGCAGGGCGATCAGCCTGAGTCGATGGATGACAGTCAGCGCCAAGTGTGGGTGACGGACTGCTACATCCGCTGCGATTGGGACGGCGACGGCATCAGCGAGCTTCGCAAGGTCACGCGGGCCGGGAACGTGATCCTCGAAAACGAGGAAGTGGACGTGACTCCGTTCGTCAGCATTTGCCCGATTCCAATTCCGCACAAGTTCTTCGGCCTGTCGGCTGCCGACTTGGCAATGGAGACGCAGAAGACCGAGACGAGCATCCTGCGCAGCCAGCTTGACAACATGTATTTGCAGGTCAACGGGCGTTATTTCGCGGTTGACGGGCAAGTGAACCTAGATGACCTGTTGACAAGCCGCCCCGGTGGGGTGGTGCGGATCAAGTCGCCCGGCATGGTCGGCCGTCTCGATCAAGCGATGGGCGACGCATCGGCCGGCATGGGCATGCTGGAATACATGCAGCAGTTCGGCGAGTCAGCGACCGGCTGGACGCGCTACAGCCAAGGCAACGACGCGAAGGCCATCCAAGGCACTGCAACGGGCGCGAACATCATCACGAACAAAGATGATATGCGTCTTGACCTGATTGCTCGCAACTTTGCCGAAGGGTGGGTCGAGTTGTTCCGGCAGATGCTGCGCCTTGTTTGCCAGTATCAGGACAAATCGACCGAGGTTCGGCTGGGCGGCGAGTGGCAGGGAGTTGACCCGCGCGAGTGGCGCAATCAGTTCGATCTGAACATCAACATTGGCTTGGGCGTTGGGAACAAGGATCAGCAGGTACAGCACCTGATGGCGGTGATCGCACAGCAGGAAAAAGTCCATGCGATTGGTGTTGCCAGCCCGGAGAACATTTACAACGCCAGCGCAGAGCTTGCGAAGCTGACCGGACAGAAGAACGGCGACAAGTTCTTCAGCGACCCGGCGAAGGCCCCCCCAGCGCCACCCAAGGCCGACCCCGAACAGATCAAAGTGCAGGGCGCGATGCAGCTTGAGCAGGTCAAGGCGCAGACGACGCTGCAAATCGAGCGCGAGAAAATGCAGATGAAGGCGCAGGTTGACACCAATGCGCAGCAACAACAGCAAGTGCAGGCCACGGCGCAGCAGCAGTTGCAAGCGCAGGTTGACACGCACAAAGCGAACCTCGACGCGCAGGGCGAAGCCGCCAAGATGCAGCACGAGATGGTGCTGGAGCAGATGCGGCAGGACGCAGAGAACGCGCGCAAGGAGCAGGACAACAGCACGAAGGTGCTGATTGCTCAGATTCAGGCGCAGGTGCAGGCAACCGCATTGCAAAGCGCAGCCGAAGCGAAGGCCGATGCGACGGTGGCTGGCACCGACCCGAAGATGGCGCAGATCATGGAAAGCCTGCAAGCGCTGTCCACGCACCTGACCGCACCGAAACAGATCGTGCGTGATGCCAACGGCCGGGCCATCGGCATTCAATCCGCGAAAGTCACAGCATGACCCACACCTCTACAGCCTGGGATGGCGTTGTGATGATCGAGCGCCGCAACCCAGCGACTAACAGCTCCATTCCCGAGGGCATGTGCCTGGTGCGCAGTGCGCGCTCTGGTGTGCTCGGCGGGGCCAGGGCCATCGGCACGCTGCGTCCCTACTCGGAGTGCAGCAGCTACTTTCGTTCGCAGGACATGGATCACGTCTTTGTCCGCGCAGAGCTTCAAGGCCAGTACCTCAAATTCGGGGAGCGCTGCACCTTGTCGGAGTGGGCAGAAACAGCCCATGTTTTCGCCACTTCTCACTGACTTCAACATCAAGGAAATACCATGATCCCGTACAACGTAGAACGCACCAATGCGGCCCTGAGCACCACCATCGACCACCTCATCATCGTCGGAGGAGTCGCCCGAGGCTGGGCTCTTGTCGAATACGACGGCCAAGGGGAGTCGAATGCTTCGGTTGCCAACATGGTCGGCATCTATGTGGTCACTGCAGCAGGAACAGGCACTGCGCCGACTGCAATCGTTCCGGTGACGCCGGCTCGCTCGGCGGGTAACACATTCTCGGGCACAGCCTTTGGCAGCTTGACCGGCTACACCACGGCCCAGCCGACCGTGAGCAGCGTGATCCAGCGCTTCTCGGTCAACGCGAACGGTGGGCGCCCGTACTGGAAAGCGAACGTGAACTTCAACAACGCCATTTGGATGCCCAGCACGGCCAATGCGACCGCGATCCCGGCTTCGACGCTGTGCATCCGAGGTATCACTGTTCCATCGGCAACGCCCTTGTCCCTGCGCGTCGGCTTCATCGAAGTCTGATCGACGGCCGCAGCATGCACATCGTTGATTGCCATCGGAGCATGCTGCGGTCGCAGACGGGGGCGGCGTCGCCCGATCTGCTGTGGTCTGACCCCGCGACGTGGGGCGGAACGGTGCCCACTACAGGTGATGTCACCATCCCTGCAGGCAAGACTGTCGTGCTCGATGTCACGGCATCGGCCAGCCTAAGCTGCATCATCATCCCGGCAGGAACGACACTCAAGCTAGCGACAACCGGCACGATTGGTTTCCCCGGCATCGAGTGCATTCAGGTCGAAGGCTCATTCCTGGGCGGCACAGCGGACAGCCCGCTGACGAACCCGGTGAACATCACGCTCAATGGCGTCGATCCGCTGTGGCCCACGTTGTCGGCCTACCCGACGATGGTGAACAACGACACCGGCATGTACCGCGGGATCATGGTCATGTCGGGCGGGGTGATGAAGCTCTACGGCGCTTCGCCGACGCCGTACACGCAATTGAACGCGACTGCCAGTAGCGGGGCGACATCGCTAACTACGGCAGTCTCGACAGGCTGGACGGCTGGTGACGAAATCGCCATCAGCCCCACGGGCTACTACAACGCCAGCAAGCGCACCGAACTGAAGGTGCTGAACACGAACGCCAGCGGCACGAGCCTGGCACTCACCAGCGGCATCGGCTTCGACCGCTGGGGGCAGATGATGTACCCCATCGACGCGAGCCCCTACGTGTCCACCACGGCCGGGACGTGGACGAACGGCGCGGCGGGCCAGCCGACGCAGATCGACCAGCGCGCGTACATCCTGAACCTGACGCGCAATCTCAAGATCAATGGTGCGAACGATGCGCTGTGGACCGGCGCCACGTTCAATGCCTCGTTCAGCGGAACGACGATGACCGCTGCGGCACCTTCGGTTGGAACGCTGGCTGTCGGGCAGGAAATCACCGGCACCGGCATTACGACGGGGACGTACATCGCAGCACTTGGGACGGGCACTGGCGGGGCCGGCACCTACACGATGAGCGTGAGCAACGGCACGCTTAGTTCGCGCGCGATCACCGCCCTCGGTGGAATGGGTGTTCACATGATGTGCATGGCTGGCGGCTACATGTACGTCGAAGGCGCAGAGATCAACCGATGCGGGCAAGAGGGGCGCATGGGCCGCTACCCGCTGCACTGGCACATGATGAGCTATTCACCTGCCTCGTTCAGCGCAGGCGTATTCAGCGGCGGCGGGGCATCTCTCGGGGCCAACAACGCCGGCCAAGGTGCCAAGAACTGCGCGATCAAGAACTCCAAGCAGCGAGCCATCGTGGTTCACGGCACGGATGGGATCACGCTGACGAACAACGTCGCCTACCAGATCAGCGGGAACGCCTACTTCCTCGAAGATGGCAGCGAGCAGAACAACACCTGGACCGGAAACGCTGTCCTGAAGGTCGATGAGCCGCTGGCGCTGCGCAGGATCAAGGCATTCGATGCCTATGTCGGCGGTACTGACGACTCGATGGCAAGCGGAAGCTCTGGCTTCTGGATCACTAACATGGGTAATACGTTCCAGTCCAACGTGGCAGGAGATTGTCAAGGGAACGGGTATTGGCACGCTCTTTCTAGTAACTGTTTTGGTCTGTCAACGTCAGTTGCCATCACGCCGGCATATGTCCAGTCCATCACTCACGACGGCAACGTGACGTTCTCAAACGCCGCAAACAACCTGCTTACCCGAGGCGGAGCGCTAGACAATTTTGGTTCCATAACTGCCGGGGCGTTTAAGTGGGAGCCAACATCGGACGGCACTTCTGTCGGTACGCCGGTCGTTGGTGTTATATCGAACGTGAACACGCACCATGCGGGAGCGGTTGGCTATTCCAACGTAGTGAAGCAAGTCAATTACTTGGGGTGGTGTAGCTCTGACAATCCATATGTCCACTTTTTCGGTGCGGCTGGGGATAACGCATTCCTGACTAGCGCTTTGGTGGTTGGATCAACGCCAAACACGACCCACGGTACGCCGCTGAATGTCCAGCCAACGCTGCACGGCATGTCTAGCTATCACCGGACACTGAATACAGTGGACGTGACGTGGGTGAATTTCCCTTACCAGAATCGGTCAGCCGAGCCGCTCATAGGGAACCCAACCAATGACAACGACTATAACTTCTGGCAGGGCGGCGGTGCGCAGCGCACGTATGACCTTTACCTGAACCCGATCAGTCGTGGAACCTACCGAGATAAGCGGACCAAGTACGTTAACAGCCACCCTGGGTTCAGAACTCTTGGCGCTGGTGGCGGAGCCACAACAACAACAAGCCTTGATGGCCGCAACTTTTCGGCAGCGAGCCCCAGCTTCGCAGACAGGCGCTACTGGAACATCGTCGGCGCGGAGTGGGACCCCTACGGCTATTGGGGCAACGGGTCTGGCGTCTACATGATTCAAGACAGTCCGTTTATGACCTACGGAGCGGCTAGTCTGACCGCCATGACACCGACTGGCGATTTCCAAGGCTACACCAGCACAGACGAGTTCTACGGCTTCAGTCCATTTGCAATCGACTCAGTTGACGTTGGCCCATACGGAACCGCGACGTTTGCCATTGCCCCGCAGCAACTCGATTCAGGTGGCACGGTACAGGGAACATGGGCTGTACATGACGGGACAGGTTCAAGCCGATTCTCATTCCGGCATGCCTGCTTGCGCAATGGTGGGCGCTATCTGTGGGGCTATCCGAACGACACGACGCCTATGAATTTAGGTGTCGGGTTCGGGGTATGGAATTTCACGCGCACGACTGATGTGATGTACATCGGCATCCCGTGGGACAACAACTCTCCGGCCCGAGTGATGATGAAGTCCGGGAGTGACCGCTTCAACATCGGGTATCACGATGTCAATAATTATGGGTTGGTTGCCGGGGCCACCTACACCGGAACCCATAGCGCGACCAGCTACGCAACATTGGTGACGCAGACAGGCGGCAACAACGGCCTGTATCTCTGGCAGGACACGACGAACAACATTGTTTGGATCAAGGCTATTGGCTCTAAGTTCATCTGGAACCCGAACTTCGCAATCGGAGTGGCTGACGGAGACACCGATCTGAACCGGCAGGGTACGCTTGAGATATGCAGTAACCCCGGATGGGGATCTATCGGCACAGCCAGCGCCACAGTTGTCGGATCGACTGCGACGGCGACGCTGACTCTCAACACGAACGGCACCATCACAGCCACAGCCAATCCGACAGTGCCGTGGTTCTCCCCGACAACAACCAGCATCGGGTCGTCCTATTGGGTCAGGGCAACAGTTAATTCTGGATCGCTTTCTGCGGGAACGACAGGGTCGTGGGTGTCATTGGCGTCGGCACAGAGTTGGTCCGCTAATCAAACCACGCTGGGCCTGAATACGACTGTTGTCACGTTCGAGTTTTCCAGTGATTCACTTGGCGCTGTGATTGTTGGTCGCTCGAAGACCACATTCAGCGCCAGGTTCAGTTAACCAGAAAATAGCACACCGATGTCAAATCAATACGTCAGTTCCGTCGCCTACACGGCTGTCACAGCATGGGCCGCTACCACGGCATACGTCAGTACCAGCAATGGTGGGCGAGGAGACTATCGGCGTCAACTCGCTACTCCAGCCGTCAACAGCGAGCGCGTGTTTCGTTGCACTGTGAGCGGAACGAGCGGAGCCACTGAGCCCGCATGGACGCTGACAAAGAATGGCGTCACGGCTGCTGATGGTGGTGTTACTTGGACGGAATGTACAGGCCAAGAAGCAGATCAAGTCGCAGGAACATGGACTGCCCCACACGCCAGATTGTCGAACGTGTTCACTTCTGGCTGGTCGGCAGCGGGAGATGATGTCTACGTCGCCAACAACAGTGCTGAGACGATAGCGGGCGCTACATCGACATGGAACATTCCAGGGACTATCTCCTCACCCTGTAGAGTCTTGAGCGTTGTCGTTGCTGCCGGGTCCATTCCGCCGACATCGGCGCAGCTTGCAACAGGCGCACAAGCGAACATCACTGGCAGTGGAGGTTTCTACATCTACGGGTTTGGGTACATCTATGGGGTTTCGTTTGGATGCGGTACGGGAAGTAACAACGGGAATACAGCCATTGGTTCTGGGGCATCAGTCAACTCCCCCTCACATCTCATATTCAAGTCATGTGCATTCTCCAACCCATGCACGAACTCCAATTCATTCACCATTGGTGGGACGGGTAACTCGGGGAATGGCAGGGTCGAGTGGGACAACACCACCTACACCACGATTGCAGCAGGGTCGATCTACCTGCTGGGTGGAACATTGATCTGGAGGAACACGGCGAACGCAGTCGGAACACCCCCCACATACCTGTTCTCAAGTAACGGCGGTAGCCCTCAGAACGGAAATGTGCTGCTGGAGGGTCTTGACCTGTCTGGCATGAGCACCAAGACGATTGTCAACAATATCGGTAAGAGCCTCAACGTCTACATCAAGGACTGCAATCTCCCTGCAGCCATCACGATTGCAGCCCCCCAGACAACGTCTACAGATGTAACAACATTCCTTGTTCGTTGCGACTCGGGTTCGGCAACGAACAGGCTTGAGAAGCACGATTCATACGGTGACCAGACCACTGATACGACCATCGTCCGCACCGGTGGCGCACAGGTGAATGGTGTGAGCGTGTCGATGAAGTTGGTAGCAACGTCCAGGGCGAAACCATACGCCCCATTCGTCAGCACCCCACTCGTCGCCACCAATAGCGTAACAGGCGCCAATGTCACGGTGACGGTGTACGGCATCTGGACAAGTGCAGGCCTCCCCCTCAACGATCAAGTCTGGATGGAGGTCGGGTATCTAGGCAATGCCGGATCCACGCAACTCTATCTGTTATCAGGCACCAAAGCGGATACCTTGGCGACCGGTAATGCGCAGACGACAGATGCGTCATCATGGGGCGGCAGTACGACAGCGTTCAAGATGACCGCAACCTTGTCGGCTCCGCAGCCCCAGCTGGCCGGTGAAATCTACGTGACGATCAAGTCGGCCACTACGACTGCCGTCTACATCGACCCGATTGTGGTGCTGTCGTGACCACGCCTCGCACCATCATCGTCGCCACCGGCCCGGCGCCGGTGATTGCCTATGTGGTCGAGGGGACGCAGAAGGTTGCTATTGTGGCGGCGAGCATCGTGTCGGAGAACTCCGGCGCGGCCCCTGCCCCCGCCTCTTACCCCATCGAAACCACCCTCTACTTCTGACCCGTCATGGCAAATGCAACCGGCACGGCCACCATCAACTTCGGCGCATTCCCCGGCGCTAACGAGGCGAGCGTGGCCGTGATGGGTCAGGCCGCGATCAGCGCCACGTCGAAGGCCGAGGTCTTCGTGATGGGCGACGACGTGGCCACGGGTCACACGGCCGCAGATCATCGCTACCTGCCCCAACTGGCGAGCTTCACTTGCGGCACGCCGACCGCGGCGACGGGCTTCACGATCCACGCCAGATCGGTCCACAAACTCCAAGGCCAGTTCGCGTTGCGCTGGGTCTGGTCAGACTAACCTCACAACAGGAACAGCATCATGGCACTCGACTCGAAAATAGTCGGCAACTCGACCGGCAACGGCGCTGAGGTCACGGCGGCGAACTACCTCAAGACCATTGGAGAAACCAACTCGCTGACGAGCGCTGCCAACATCGGCGGCGTTCGGGTGTTCGGCGAATCGGACATGGGCTACGCAACCGGCGTGCCCTACCTGCTGTCGGCAGAAGTCGATGCGGACTACCGCACCCGCGTCAGTCAAGACATCATGCTTGACGACGAGAATTTCAATTACACCGCGCAGAACACCGGCAAGCAC